AAAAAAACAGTTAAGAGAAGATGACGTAGGTAATTTGGAAGTATTAAGAACCTTAATTGTTGAGCTTAACATTGTAAGATTTGCTTGTGTAAGTGCATCATCTTGAAGCATAATTCCTTCTTTATAAAATCGTGTTTGCTCTTGCACATTTGCAATGGCTTTCTCCACCTCATCAAGAGCATCTTTCTGTTCTTGAGTTCTTTCTGTTGAATCTTTGGTTTCTTTTGTTGTTTTACCTACTGCATTTTGAAATGCTTTCGTTTGTGGAATTAATTCTTCAAGTCTTTCTTTAAGAAGAAGCAATTTAGTTTCATATTCCTCAACATCATTTCGTGCTTTTTTAAGCTCTTTGCTAAAATTCGCTCCTCCCTCTGCGGCCGCTTCAAATACTTGTAAGTTTGCTTCAGCAGAAACCAATTTTTTATTTAATTTAACAATTTCTGCATTTATAATACTTATTTCCATTGCTACACTTTGAGGACCAATTATACCTCTTCTTTGTAATCCTTCACTAATCGCTCTAACAAAATCACTTAAACCAGAATTAACAGGTGCGAATAATGGTAAAAGTTCGCGACCAATAGCTGTATTTAAATCACGAATTGCACTTGTTAAATTTTGTGATGAATTAGTAAAACTATCTTGTGTTTCAATGGCATCACCCTCAACATCTTTTAATCCTGCAATTATAAGATTTAATCTTGCTGTTACTTTTGCTTGATTATCGACTGCATTAACATTTTGATTAATACCCATTCTAAATAATTCTTGTTGAAGTGCCGCTTGATTTATGACAACACCAAATCTTTGTACGTTTTCATGATTACCGATTAATGCCCCTGCAAATCTTTGCATTACCTCTGTATCTAACATATCGTTAAAAGACCCAGTATCGACAGCTAATTTTACCAACTGTAAAGATAATTCAGATGCCTTTTCTCTGGTAAAACCTAAAGGTACAAATAAATCTTGTACACTTGCCGCCATTGCCATTAAATTATTTTGTGATCTACCAACAACAGTTGCAAATGATGCAAGTTCTTGTCGGATTATTGGAGCTTGTTGGCCAAAAACAACATTAAATTTATTTTCTAATTCTTCTGCTGAGGCACCAAGAGAAATTATTGATCCTGTTGCTCTAAGCATTTGCTGACCGCCAATTACACCTAATGCAGCAACTGCAACTCTTGATAATGCCTGAAATGCCCTTGATGATTTATCTGTTGTTCGTTTAACATTTCTTTCAAGAGCGTTGAGCTTTTTATTAATATCACCAAGCTCACCCTTAATCTCAACAATAATTTCGTCAACTGTCGCCATTAATCAGGATACCTTTCCATTAAATCCTTAAGCTCATCTTTTGTTAAAGGGGCAGATTTATTACCACCATGAAATTTGGCAAAACCTTCACAAGCTAAATGAAACTCCATCATTGTCATGTTCCAAAAAGTATCAGGTGTCATTCTTAAAACTCCTAAGGCAGTTTCTAAATATTCTTTCCAATTAATGATGTCAACTTGCTTACCCCTTATTACTTTTTTTCATCTTCTCCTGAAGATAATGCATTTGCAACAATTTCACCACAAGCCTTAATTGCATCTACAAATCCAGCTTTCCATATTATATCGTTAACATTTTTTTCAGTTATATCTCTACCGCCACCTTTAATTGCAGTATATAAAATGTATGATAATTCAGATGCCAAAATATTACCTTCACCAATTTTGTTAGCTAATCTAAGTATTGGTATACTTAAAGCGGTTTCAATTCTAACCAACGAGTCAAAATTTAATTTACATTTATAAACTTCTTCGCCAAGTGTTATTTCAAGTTGACCCCTTAGATGATTTACCAATTTGTTCTCCCTGCATTGTTTCTACAATATATTCTTCGCCACGATTGGCTACATCAGTCACAGAAACAACCTCAAATGAATCATTTCCACAACTAAATTTTTTAACTCCATCCATTTGGATGGCAGAAGAAAACGCAAACTTTGATGGATTAGATGAATGTTGATTTACTTCATAAACATCTTTACCAATTTTAATTTCAACAGTATTCCAAGCCATAAATCACCTATGCCGCTGTAAATGTAATAGAACCAGATGATTCAAGAGTAACGCTGTATGTTGCTTCTCCGTTGTATTCACCTGCATACTCTAAACTTGCAATCATAAATGTTCCTGCATAAGTTCCAAGATCAGGAACAATAACATTATAGCTTTTAAATGCTGATGTTCCATAAGCACTTCTTAATGTTGTTTCAGCAGTTGAATCTGTAAATACACCAGAAGCAGTAATGCTCATAGATTGTATACCTCCTGCAGGCAATAATTCTCTAAATGAACCGCTATCTTTATTTGTAATATCAACAGCTTCATCATTTAATGTCATAGATGTTGATCGCATACCACCCACTGTTGTCATTGTACCACTTACATCAATCTTTAATAATAAGGCCTTACCTCTTTGTGCCGCCATTTTAGTTCTCCTTTAGCTATCAAAAACTACAGCACGAAATCGCATGACTCCGTGTCGAGTTATTCCATCAGCTTCGGTTAGTGTATTCTCAAACTCATGTCTGATATTCACTAAGGAAGCACCACTTACAGTTATACTCGCATTATGTAACGTTGTATAGACTGAACTCATAATATTTTTTATTTCTTTCCTACCCCTATATTGACTCCACACATGAATTGTAAGGGTATGTTCATGTGCATCTTTGTCCTTTGTATCAATATTTGTTGCTGTTTCTTCACCAATTACAATATAAGGATAAGCTGTATTTTCAGGAACATCATCAAATACACCTGTAATAGCGTTTCCGTCTACATCATTTATTGTTGCTCCATCCAATGCAGTAAATATTGCCTGTTGTAATGCAAAAGAATGTAATGCCATTATTTAAAAACTCGTCTTGCTCTTGCTCTTATTTTTGGTCTATTTTCCTCTAATGATGGTTGCATAAAAGGTCTTGCTCCCATTTTAGATGTTCCAAATTCTAAAAATGCTGAATAATTTGCTTTGCTTATAACTTCACCACTAAGGCCTGTAGGACTTCTTTTTACAAAAATATTACTTGCCAAAAATCCTGTATCTGTTGCAGGAAATTCTCCTTCTGCCGATCTTATAGACCCATCCTTTCTAACAGTGCCTGTTTTAATACCCTGCTTAATTCCTGATATTGCTGTATTTCTTACATTATTCAAACCAAAGGTTACAATTTTGATAAGCTCTTTTCTTACAATTGCTTTGGTTTGCTCATATCTTTTTAGACGATTTAATCGAGCTTTTACTCTCATGTTGCAACCCCCTCTTCAACAAGAATATCGCAATACCTATCTCTTGTATCTCTGTTGATAACTCTTTTAATATTGAATGTTCTTGTATGAGAAGCACCTTCTTTATTAAATCTATACTGTATTCTGTTTTTAAAAGTGATATTTCTGTTAAATCTTGTTGTAATTATATGGGTAATTCTTTCTTCCAATTGGTCGCCAAATACTCTTTCTGTTCCTGCCTTTGGCATAATGCTACCAAATACAGAAAAGGAATCGCTGTAAGAAACTGCTTGTGATCCTCCCCCATCACTTGTTCTTGTCTGGGTTTGTATATGGAGTTTATGTCTTAATTTTCCTATTGCCATTAGTCTGGCCTTATTTGAACTGCGACATAAGTAAAGTTATTCCCAGATATAGTAGCTCCATTAGGTAGTATAGTAGAAAAAACATCATATGTGCCACTATCACCATCACGCATATCCAGTGTGGCACTTCCACCAGAGAAAGATAAGGTAAAGTTGCTGTCAGAAGTTGTGTTTGCCCTTCCAGAAATGATAACAGGATAGCCAGTGCTGTTTGTAAAGCTAGATGTATTACCAGATGACAGAGCAGAGCTTGTATTTGCCATAAAACTGTTTTTTAGACTTACTGTTGCTCCAGATACTGATATTCCATTTCCTGATGTTAAATTAGCAGATACTGTTCTGGTATTTCCAGAAGATGCTACTGAAATTCCTGTTCCTGCTGAAACAGTAGTAACGGCATTTGCTTCTATTGATTGTTTTGTTCTTAGAGGTGTCATTACTTGTGTGTTTTCTGTTCCAGTTTCTGCTGTACTCTGAGATGGAACTTGCAATGAAAGAACTGTTGTTCCAGATGTATTTTTTACTTCTGTAACGGCTGATGTAGCATATTGGATATCATCTGTTATTAGATTGACTCTATTATTTGTCTGATCTGACTCCAAAACTGTAATCCAAGCATTATTCGCTTCATTTCTCATCATCAATTTATTATTGGAAGTATCATACCATAATTGGTTTGCGAATGTAGTACTTGGTGCTGAACTACCAGAATTTGTTGATACAATAGCTAACAGTGCGTTATTTAAATCAGCACGAAAATTAGGTGCTGTTTGGTTTGCTATATTATAATCATGATTTGCCATTAATTGTATTTAACCTCTGCTTTGAGTGTTGAAATAGATGGTGTTATATTTGTTGATGTACTTTTTAATTCTATCTTAAAACGGAAATATCTTCCAGTAAAAAACCCTGCTCTAAATCTTTGGAATGTTCCATTAAATGAACCACTTGTTGATGGTTCAATAAAAAACTGTACGTCTGAATCTTTTTGTTGAGATGTTGCTCCAGATAAGTCATCTACATTTCCAGTTAATTGATCCCAGAGAGTAGAACCACCACCAATCGCATCCCAAAGAGTAACCCCACTTCCTGAATCCGTTCTTATGGTATTTACAATTATTTCTGCTCTGACCACCTTAGTGCTTCCTACATCAATGTCTGAACCAAAAACATAAGTTGCTGAATTACTTGTAGAATTTGGATTTGTTATAATTAAAGAGCCACTAGAAACAGAACATCCAGTTTTTGTTCCCCCAAAAGAACTGCTTTCTGTTTGCGTTGCTGTATTTGAAAATTGTGTAAGAGAAGTTGTTGGAATGGCAACTGCTGATGTAAAATTCTCTGATGCAACTCCAGTTTTATCATAAGCTCTGATCATATAAGTACCTGATCTTGCAGGAACAGAAAATGTTGTTGCAGGTCTTGGAACTTTCTCTGTGTCTGTTGTTGCATTTGCCCATGTTGCTCCAGATGTTTCGCTTGAAAATCTTATCGCATAGAAAGATAAATCCAATGCCGCAATAGCATCCCATCCAAGAATTACATTATCTCCACTAACAATAGCATCAAAATTTATAACATCATCTGGTGGTACCCCTTGTCCTGCAATATTTGTTGTTATTGTGTTAAAATTACCTTTTACTCCAAGACTGTTGATTGCTCTTGCTCTTATGTTATAAGTATCATCTTCAACATCAAATACTTCATATATTCCTAATTCTCCTGTTCCAACTACTTTAAAATCAGAATCAGAACTTTTCTTAAATTCTACCTCTACAAGATCAACTCTCAGGGCATCTGTTGTTGATGCTGTTGTTGTGATGGTAATTACTTGAGAAACTTTTTCATTTATAACTCTCAATTCACTTGTTGCTGATATTCCAACTGACGGAACATCTGTTGCATCTAAGAGAGTTGTGTTATCTGATTCGAATTCTGATTCTTCTGCATCCCAATCAAAAACACTTGAGCTTATTTCTTTAAGCTCTAAATTTATTACTAATCCCTGTTGCATATCAGGTTGAAATGTCCAACTTTGGACTTCAAATGTTTTTGCAGAAAATCCAAGTCGAGAATTTGTCAATTGAATTACATCCCCAACCTGAACTTGAAGAGCTTTCATTCCAAAAGTAGCACTTACTTGTATTTGTTGTCTGTTCTTAAAAAGGGCAATTTTTGCTATTCTTTGTGCCATTGCACTCGTATTTGTAAAAGGTAATTCTAGATCAATGATATTTTCTTCATTATTATCTACAGTTAAAAATGTACTTGAGCGTATTTCTGGAAAATCAGTTACCTGAAAATTTGTTTCTGATCCTCTAAATTTTCCTCTAACAACATTAAAATTATCTCTTCTACTTCCCCTTGTT